GCTTTTGCATCGCCAATTTTATCTTTTAATTCCCCCGCACGTTTAGCAGCATTAATAGCCTCTTGACTTGTTGCCCCAAACTTTGCCGACAATTCCGCCACATCGGCTTGCGCTGCTCTTAACTGCGAGCGTAAAGAACCAACCGCCTCATCTGCGTTCCCTTGTACGTTTATATTTACAACCTTTTCTATTGCCATTTCATTAATTTTTTAAACAACTCTACGTTGGTTGTATATTGATATTTACCCTTTGCGATTTCGATTGTTTCGTTGCCTTTATAGTCATCCGCTATTTGTAGCATTTCTAATATTTGTTTAAGCATTTTGAAATATTGGTATTTGAATTGATTTTCCTATGTCATCTTTGTAGTATTCTATTACTACCGTTCCCGACCTATCTGATGCCGTTGCATTTGCTGGAACTGAAACTATTAACAAATCATCTTTATAAGTTTTATCTTTAAAATAAGCACCCGTTAAAAATCCCGTTGCGGTTTTTGCTTGCCAATAATCTTGGTCGTTTAAATATATTTGTAACTCTAATTCTTGTGCTGTGTTATCTAATGCAATCGCTTGAATGTTTGAACTTCTTAAAGGTGTTGATGTCGTTGGCAATTGTCTAAAATCGCTTAACAATTCAAAAGTAGTTTCTTTGGTTTGCGGATTTACTGTCATTGTGTTGATAGTGTATCGCTTGTTGTTTAACACAATCCTATCATTCAATTGCAAATAGGTCGCCCAATAAGTCGTTAATATCGCTTTGATGTTTACCTTTCTAGTTTTTAAACTGTAAAGATTCTCTACATACTTTGCGTAATAGGTGGTAAACAATCCTTTCGGTGGTGCATCTTCTGTATTTTCAACCGAAAATTCATCGCCAAAATTTAAAGAGTAGGAATACAACGGATCACTCGCACCGATATTTAATTGATTTGTAAACTTTCTAAATGTAGGCTCTGAAATATCCGAAGCACCAAACTCATAGTTAATATCCGTTGTAGTTCCATCAACAAGCAAATCATTAAAGCCGTTATCATAAAGCAAAACGGGTTTCGGTAAGTAAGCGTTTAAATCTTTATTCCAACAAGTAGCCGTTACAAAATTCGTGTCGGTATATTTTTCAAACATTATATTTTCGAAAGGCAATTTTACCTCGAAAGTTTCGGTACTTGTAAGGTTATTATTATCAAAAGTCAAGTCGCCATATTCTCGATTAAACAACCCACTAAAAGCATTGTTTAGAATGTTCTCGGATTTTTCGTAAAGAAACTTAACAGATTTGAATAGCGTAGGTTTGCTTATTTCTTCTACATCAGAGGCACACATATTCGTTATATCTATGATTCTGCCACGTTCGTAGTAAACATCCATTGTAACAAATTCAAAGGTTGTTTCATTAACCGGAATAATCATTAAATTAAACGCTTTAATTACTCCAATAATAAACGCTTCAACTGTAATATCAGGAATGTATTTTTGAACTGTTAAAAATCCCGTTGTTGATTGTGATAATGCTCCACCGTATCTATTCCAACCCAAAGCTTCCCCATAATTTCTTTTGTATTGTATTTGAGATGTAAAAGTCATCGGTACACTTGATGAAATTTTAAAAGAAAATTTATGTAAAGGATATTGTCCGTTTACTTTAGGTTCATCCCAACGGTAAACTGAAAAATAACATTGGTCAACTGTTCCAGTTCTGTTTGTAAAAGTGTTGTAAATTAAACCGTTATCATAAACTTCTATATTGTATTCAATATCGGGGTCGGTTGGAATTATATTTATCCAACTTTCAAGCCTAATATTAGCATTTGTATCTGAGTATGGTAAATCGTTAAATTGGAAAATTAATTCGTCAGTAGCTAAATCCAAATAACCTTGAATGGCACTTGTACCTATTGACGAGTTGGTAAAATTAACTTTTAACGATTGCGGATAAGAATTAAACTTTTCAGCATTTTTACAATACAACCAAAGATTTTTTAAAAATAAAGCATCTAAAGCCACACCTATAAAAGTCAATCCGTATGCACTTTGTATGTACTCAAATATCTTATAAACGGGTATTGCTGGAAATAACTCCCGAGCATCTACTGTACCCGATGGAGTTGTAATATCTGAACCCGTACCCGTACCCGCTTCATATCTTCTATCACTACCAATTAAAGGAAAGGCTACTTCAGGATTTGAAGTACCAACGGTTAATATTTCAAATAAATTTGTTGCGGTGTAATCAAAGTTTAATTCATCGTAATAGCTTATTCTATCGCTTCCGCTTATGTAAGATAGTGAGTTTAATTTATCGGCTTTGAAACGGTCTTTTAATTGCGTTAGGTTGCCTACAAAACCTATTGTATAGCTTTCAATACCACCATCTTTTTTATTAGCTTTCTCTAGTTGAAATTTCCCATTTCTAAAAGTCAAAGTATCAATTTCGACAAAGCCATAATACTTAATTCTATGGTCAAATCCATTATCTAAGGCGTTTTCATACCAATATTTGAATATCTTATTGTTATGGCTTGACGCTGGAATAGTAAAAGATTGAGAATAGTCGGTAAATAGTTTGCCTATTTCGTTAAAATTCTGAACAGATGAAGTAATACTAATCGTTTCATCTTTGAATAACTCAACTTTATGCGCAACGCCATCGATATAAATAAATATTCCTACCATTATTGTACATCGTTTATAAGGTTGTAAGTGTACTCAAAGTCTATTTCATAGTTAATATTCTTATCTTTAATTTGAGTTTTGTAAGCCAATGATTTTGATTTAATAGTAACGGGTTTGTTATCAATTAATATCTTTTCGGAAGCATACAAATCAAAAATAACATCGATAAAATTCTCTTTTACAAATCCCGTATTCAATTTAACAGTTTGCATTGCTTGGAAGTTAAAAGATTTTGTACCACCGATAAGCGGGTTGTAATCCCACGAAGCGGGTAAAACTTTGAAATCTGAACTTTTAAACTCGAAATTGTTTGTTTGTGCTTTAAAAAATGTGATTGTTTGCCAGCCACCGAAACGGTTTATAAAATCGCATCTAACGGGCGTGTATTTACTCTCGCAAACAGTTGTGTAAGTTATTGTGGGTAATGGCGCAACTCCGCCACCTCTTGAAGTGTCAACTATTTGTACTGTATTCCCGTTTGCGTAAAAACTTCCATTTAATCGATAAGGCACTTTTAAGTTATAAATCCCCGCATCGTCTGCATCAGTTAAAATACTTTCTATTGAATTATTTGTATTCGTCAAATCTTTATAAACGTATTTCAACTCTTTACCAGCTACTGCGCCCCATTCAACTAGTAGATTAAAATACGGTACATTTTGACTACTTGAAAAGGTAGTTTCTAAATCATTTGTTAAAACATCAATCGTAGGGTTTGTTAAATAAATAACGCTTTCGATCGTCGCTTGGTTTGCTCCTAGTGCTGGGTTTGTAAATCCATTAACTCCGACAAAATCCAAAGTATCAATCTCAGTGTAGTCGATTAAATCTTCTGTATAGTATGTAATTACTTCCACCAAACAGTACATTTCTTTTTCTTCTGTATCAATTAAAAGAACCGTTTGCGGGTTTATATTTTCGATAAAATCTTTGATATAAGTAGATATATTGTAGTAGGTTTCGGTTTGTGTTATCGATGTTATTTGTTTGCTTAACGTATAGGTTGGCTCGCTTGGTCTAGTGTCGCCATTATACCAAATCCTTAATTCAATCTTACTTCCTATTTGCCCCGCTTCATCAATCGAAATAGTGTAAGGGCTGCGTGCATAAATTACTTTCATTTAATTTCTTTTAAGCTAAATTTTAAAAACGATTCCAAATCCAATCCGTATTTTTCAACTATATTTTCATCTAAGGTTGGGTAAGATTTATCAAAGGCATCACGGAAAAACTTTGTTTCAGGTGTACCCTTTAAATAAATACTTCGGCTTATCATAGATACCATTTGTTTACGGCTCATAAACCGCCCTTGTTTATCTCTAGTACCCGCCAATCCTTTACGCACTACCCATTTATCAATAGATGCTCTTAAACCGCCTTTTTTACCCGTGCCACTTCCAAACTTATAAGGCGAGTTTGGTGCTTTTGCACTTGATACTTTTCCCTTAACTCCATAGTCTAAAAACTTCCAATAGTCCTCAGCATAAAAATCAAATACAATGCTCCTTGCGCTTTCTTTTGTCTTAAATGATAAAGAGTTGGTCAACTTGCTACTCGTGTTATGCGTGCCGTATTGCCCCCCTTTCTTTAAGTTAGATTTTGCACGGTCAATAACAAGTTGTCCGAACTCTTGTAACGCTTTATTTACATTATCAATCTTCACAACAAACAGACATTAAGTTATTTGGAATGGATAAGGTTATTTCTACTTTCCAACCATCGAGCATATTTGTGAACTCCATAAGCAAAGGCGATAAATCAGATACATTTTCCACTTCAATATCGTTTTCATTTCTACCTAACTGCATTTTGGTAATAGCGTAATTTAAAATGGCGTGGCAAGTGTTCAAATTATCAATCTCGTTATCGTTGCCCCGAAACTTATCGTTTGACTTTACCTTTGAAACATTACGAATATCAACAACGGCTATCTCAAACGTGAACGTATTATTTTGACTTGGTGCGGATGCGCTTAATATATTGATATGCGCCAAAGGAAATATGTTTTTCTTTACGTTATCGATTATATCCGTTCCCTGAGTAATGGTATTCAAAAGTGGCGCACCGTTTAAACTCTCACGTATAAAATCTAAACAAATATAATATTGGTTCATCGTTGTTGTTGTTGTTTAATTTGTTTCATCTCCTCTTGTGCTTCGTCAATTAGGTAAGATAATAACGTGAGTGATTCGTAAAGAGGCTCTTTTCCAACTTCTGAAAGTCTGATTTTAGACTCTCTTGCAATTCTGATAAAAGATTGATACCATCCCCATCGTTCGGCAAAACCTCCGCCAAATTCAGCCCCTCCCTCTTGGCTATCTTTGGAATAGAGCAAAGGGTATTCTGCAACAATTCGTTGAATAAAGTCCAAAAAAAAACCATTGCACCACGAACAATATGCATCGGTGTATCGTTGAAATTTAACGCTAAAGATTCATCACCAGTAAATGGTTCAATCTCGTAGAACTCGCCCGCTTTTCTTTTAATAGGTCGGTACATTACGCTTAACATCAACTCGGTCAATTCATCTTTACCCATACAAGTATCAATCGTTGCGTGTTCGCCTAAAGATATTTTCTCCACGTTAGGAATAAATCCGTAGTGAACGCCATTCATTTTAAATGTTTTGGTAAGTGGTGGCACTTGGTCAAGTGTTTGCGAAATAGTCTTTACAATATCGGCAAAGTCTAACGCTGGAAGTTTCATTACATCCGCAACTTCTATATTGCAGAATATAGCAACCATTTGAATACAGATATAAGTTTCGTCATCTGCATTGTCGGCTACTACCTTTTGGTAACGCTTGTACTGTGATAGCGTTATTTCTTTTAAATCGGTGGGTATTGTCAATCTCATATTAATAAGACTGAAAAAAGTCATTTTGTTTATGTAATAATAACTTTTCGAGTGGGTTTAATTGCAAGTTGCATCATAGCAAAGTATCGAAGCGCATCAATAGCGTGGTTCATTGTATCAATAGGCTTGTTTAGTTTCTTACCCGTTTTATCGGTATCCCAACTGTATGCTCGTAGTTCTTTAATAAGGTTTACGCTTGACTTTGTGATTAACATTTGTCGTTGTTGCAATACTGAAATCCCAAAGCTAATTGAATCCGCACCCTTTACAACCGCTTTAATATTATATCCAGCTCTCCTTATTTCCTCGATTGATTTTGGCTCTGCACTATCGGCCCAAATTGGTAGGCGTTTATCGTGGCTCATTAAGTTGATTATATCGGAGTTTAGTAATGAAGTGGAATATATTACCTCGTTACAAATTATTTTACCATCGTATTCGTGTACTTCAACAAGTGCGGTAGGGTCGTTGCTATATCCAAAATCTAACCCGTAACCGATTAACTTTGCTTCGGCTGGTATTGTATCAATCAGCTCGTAATTCTCAAATATAACGCCCTCTAAACTTCCTAACTGTCCTAGTCCGTAAACCTTGTACCAATTATCCCAATAAGAAGAAGTAAGTGCCTTTTCTTTTGCTTTGTTTATGAAGTTCAAAGCGGATTCAGGACAAGCCTCGTTATCCAAATAGTTGACTATGATAAAATCTACATCGCTATCGTTTTGCAGTTCGGTGTGAAACCAAAATTCATTGGTTGGATTCCAATCTAGGTACACCCCTAATTTAGTTCGTGAGGCTAGTTCGGTATAAGCGTGAAAAACCATATTATTAGCCTCATTCATATAAAGATAATCACGCCTCGCACCTCTTAACTTTGCATCATTATCTGCTGAAAAGAACTCGATTTGTGCGCCATTGGCAAACGTATATTTAAAATCACTAGCGTTCCAACGATTGTCAAACCAACGCCCCGTTTCTTTCATTATCTTTTTAAAGTCTTTCATTGCCCCACGTTTGAGATGCGGGATTGATTCAGCGACTACACTAATTTCGGTTAGTGGGTTTTTCGTTGCTATATCAATTAAAATAGGAAGCACCGCAAACGTTTTCCCCGCTGAAGTGCCTCCTTGTATTCCTTTGACAAATTTAGTCAAAGCCTTTATTTTATTTATTACTGTGGTTCGAATGAACATTAGTCTGGAAATAATGGTTGTTCGGCTACGATAGTATTCTGTATTTGTTCTGTCAACCCGTTTAATCGTTGCGTTATACTTGGATTATAAACGCCAGCCATACCGCCCTCGATTTGATCCTTGCGTGTGTGTTTTTTGATATATGAACAGATAGGTGCGTAATCGGAGTATCGATTGTCTTTATTCTTTAAATAGTCTCCTAAATCCGAAATAATATCATTATCAGCTAACCAACACTCAAATCCCTCTATTGTAAGAGGTCGTTCCTTTTCTTTGTAAACTTCCAAAGCGTCTTTTCCTACCCAATCTTTTACTATAAAAGGATTATTTTTAGTTTCCTTTTGATAAGATAAGAAGTATTCTTTTAGCTTTTCGGGTGTTTCTATGTATTTAGTTCTGCCCATAGTTAAACAATTTATTCAAATCCTTTACCATTATCTCTATTACCTTTTCGCTTTTGGTGTTGGTGTTATCCAAACCGAAGTATTTAAGATATAAATCGTAAATATTAGCATCGGCACTATTAAACGCCTCGCAATCTTTTACATCGACTTTACAAATTGGTTTCTTATGTGTCCAACGGTCTAATTGAAAGGCTCTAGTATCGCAATTAATGCAAGGGTTTATTCCGATAGCTTCGGTTACTTTTTTTATTGCTGTTCCAATTCTTGGCTTTTTACTTGACATATTAATTTCTCTTTAACCATTTTATTAATTCTGTGAACTGTCTGGATATGAATACCCGTTTGTCTTGATAATTGCCTTTGTCCTTTGATTGTCGACCATTCAAACATAGTTCTTTCGTACCAAGTTAAATTCTTTGACAATTCGGTAAACTCTGGCAATATTATATTCTCATCTTCTATTATTTCAAACTTACTAAAGTCATCGATTAATAACTCTTTTGTTTTTAAGCTATCGTAAAATAGGTTTCTAAGAATCGTGTAAACATATCCATTTAAGTGCTTAATCTCTTTGTTGTGATTCTTTAAATACATTTCTTGTACAATCTCGTCGGCAAGGTCTTTGTCTTTCGTTAGTTTGAAAGCCATTTGTCGCCATTCGCTATCCCTTTGTGCAAGTTGTTCAATCACTAATTACATATTTTTTCACCTAAAATGTGGCGACCTACTAAATCTTTTTGCTTTTGAGCACCAGTACAATCATTCTCTATAATTGCCACAGTCCAAACATAACCCGTAGGTAAACTGAAAGTATTGGCATCAATTATCGTTCCGCAATTACAGTCAGCTGGTTCTTCACGTTCGCTTTGTGAATCTGTCGAGCAACTTGTGAAAAATGCTATTACTAATATAAATAAAATTCGTTTCATAATGTAAATGTATTAATTATTTTCTAAAGTTTTACTTTTTATTCTATCACGAACCCAATCGGTTACATTTTGCTTCGGGTCTAAGTCGTAAACCATATCGTAAACTGTTCCGTCTAAATCAGATTTTCTACAAATCTGTCGGGCGTGGCGAGCATCGATATTATGCTCCATTCTAAATTTATTAAAAACTTCTTTGTCTGTGGTCAAAATTGCAATCATTTCTCTATTTGTTTTAATTGGTTTTCTCTAATTATTTTTATCTCACGTTGTAAGTAGTCAACGGCTTTCTCTAGGTCTTGAAGTTCATTTTGCTTTTTGCCAGCTCGGCAGATGTATTTTAAAACATTAAATCTAAAAAAATTTAGATTGTAATGATGTCCTACATCGATAAGGTCGTAATCTTTTCCGCTTGTGTAATGTAATGGTGTCATAAGCCTTTTTCTTTTTTATAAATTTCTAATAGTTCTTTTGAACTCATTTCAATATAGCAATTATCTAATCCTGATTTTTTTACTTTCTTGTATTTTGGTTGGTGCTTAACCCACTCTGCAAATCCAATAGCAAAATCTTCTGCTATTTTTTCTAAGTGATTAATACTTAAATTATAATTATCAATATCTTTTTGCGTTGGACTTGATTCTAAAGGCATTTCTAGAACTTGGTCTATTATTTGTTCTTTTAGTGTCATATTACTTTTTGTTGTTACATAAACCCCATTTTTTAGGGTTTTTCTTGTTGTGAAAGGTATGTTTCGTTGTAGTATTGTTCTGCTGTTTTTGGATAATCAATCCTCGCATCGACTGAAAATTGAGAAGTGCTATCTTTATATGCATTTTCAATTTGTTCCTTTTCCATTTCTTTGGCTTGTTCTATTATTTCTTTTGGAATGTAATTTGGATAATATAATGATTCCAACCATTGTACTGCTGTCATATTATTTCTTTTTTAGTTTTTCTAATATACTTTTTGATAATTCAAATTCTTTTAAATTATTTGAATGTTCGCTATTATATTCAGTCCAATAAAAACTTATAAGTCTTTCGATAAATTCTACCTCTTTCTCACTATACATTCTTTCTTGTTGCCATTTAGCACCTTCAACGCATCCTTTAATCCAACCTTGTTGCCAATATGATGCTTCAGAATTATTTAATTCACACCCTGCTTCAGGTACTAATCTTTCAGCAACTTCTTCTAATTCTGTTTTCATAAATTTGTTTTTCATAAGTTTATTTGTCTGATTAATTCAGTTGTAGCCATTAGTTAGCGGCAACCCTAAGACACCACGTAAATAGCAGTCGGACGTTCATATTCTTTTATTCCTTTTTCGCCCTGACCTTCAGTTGTCCAGTCGGTAACGCTACCTGTATTTACACTTTCACATTCGACAATGTACATAACTTGACACCCCATAATTATCATTTCGCCTATTTCTATAAACCAGTTAGCGTGGGAACGATTAGGAATAAATCCAAGTGTTTTACCCGCTTCGTGAACCGCTTTTAGTGTTCCGTGAACTGATTTGTATTGTTTGCCATCTTTTCCGTAAAACCACCCTTGCGTGGTTACTAATACTTTTTTGTTAATAAAATTTTGCATACTATTTTAATTTGTGAAGAAGGGCAGCCGCTAACAAGTGCTATACAATATGGCGGCTGACGTGCTTCGGTTAAACATTTATTTTAAATTCAACTTTGGTGCTTCGTATTGGGTTTTCTGCTGAAAATCCGCCACATCGTATAGCACCGAACCGTTAGTGGCAAGGCTAAACCCAACTACCTGTATCATAAGTTTCAGTACATTTGACAACTCGGAACTTTACATTTGGAGTTACTTTCTTTTCAGCTTCTAAAAGTGCTTGTGCTTCTTTACGGTCAAGAAATTTATGAAAATGTTCCTTCTTTTTTTTATCGTAAGTATGTGAAACTATTTCAGGTAGTCCACCTTCTTCTTGTGCTTGCACGTAATAGTGCGTAAATGATAGTTTTGACATTATATTTTAGTTTTGTGAAAAGCCCAGCCACTAACAGCGTGTATAAAAAATGGCGGGGTTCTCGGTTAATTTAAAGTTTTGTAATTCTAATTAAGTTTTGTGCTTGCTAAAAGTTTTGGAGTTATAATCCGCCACTTCTTATACACGCAAACCGTTAGCCGTCAGTTTCAGAAAATCTGTCGTTAAATTCAAATATTCCAATCTCAACAGCTTTTAACAATGCTTTCTCTAAACTTTCGTGTCCGTGTGTTTCGATGTCTCCTTCGTTAAATGAAATTGTAGCAGAATAATCTGAATTGTAATAATTAGATTTTGTAGAAATTGAATAACCATTTAATTTTAGCCATTCAGATAATGCAAAAATTTTAGTCAATATTGGTTTATCTTCAAAACCTGTAAGCTGTTTTTCTTCTCTAAACCACTTTAAAAATAGTTCTCTTGCTTTTCCTGAAATCATAGTATTGTTTTTTCAATATTTTTTAACTCAAACTTTTCAATTGCTTTTAGAATAAATGTTTTACTTTTTTCTTTTTCGCAAAGTCTTTCGGCTTCTGTTTCAGCTTCTTCAAGCGTTTCAAATCTTTTGTAAGGCATATTTTTACCTTCAACGTAAATCATAAAAAAATTGTCCATAAAATTTAGTTTAAAAACCGAACGGCTAACAAGTGTTTTACGCCATTGTGG